GGGGCTTCCACCTATTACGCTTGAAGGGCCACATGGTTACTGTGTTGCTGGCTCCGCTATCGTCACCTCAACATTATCCTGGACGGTTATGTTAGCTCCAGTTACAGACGTAGTAATACTGAATTCTTTCGTTGAAAATCCGTCCCCCATGCCGACCTCATTTAGCAGAATATCCAGCGTTCCAACAGTCAACTTGTACAGGGCGCAGATACCGCCCTTTGTGTACAGATTACTTAGTCGCAATGTGCCAATCCGTCCATTGATTCCACTACTAGGGGCTTGAATCTGGATGCGGTCATAAGTACCGCCAGAGGTAACCATTGCATCAGCCTGATGATGCCCTCCACCAATAGCAAGCATCCTAGCAGTTCCGGGCGACGGCGCAATGGACTGGCCGTCCGAGGCATTCCCAACTACGTTTATGGTATGAGCATTGATATCTACCAATTCTAATTTCTTACAGCGTGAGCCTTCAAATATCAGATGTCCCACCTCAAGCCTAGTATTTGTACCGCCAGTTACTACATTCCCTCCAACGTCCACAACATTCTGTTGCCCTGATGGAAGTGCGCTCCCTGTAAAGACAGTTCCAACGCTGACGTTCTCAATCACGATTTCGCGAACTGGGGTAGCCCCAAGATTTATCATCAACGTATTGTCGCCATCAGTGTAACTAGTAGGTACATCTAATGGAGCATTGTTACCTACAAGAGATGCAGCATATATACCACTATCGCCTCGACTGAAGCTACGTCCCTCCATGACCTCTGCCACGGCAACACCAGTAGTAGCCACAGACCCTGCGAACAACACGGATGCAGCCATTTGTGGATTAAGACCCATCATTCTAAGGAAACTGTACGGAGCTTTCAAGGTTGTGAACAGTGCCTTCCACTTAGCAGACTCAGCCTGTAAGTAGTTCACAGTATCTAGTATCTTATCTCTCCATAACCTAACCTTATTATAAGTACGAACTGGGGATGCTATGAAATCCCACCAGAGAAATTGTAGAGATATCAGGAATCCAAAACCAAACTTATCATTCATGGCATCACTCCGCTTCTAATACCTTCATTCCTAATGCAATTATACCACCGATAGTACCAGTGGCTATCTCAGGCTGTTGCTGCCAAGCCCCAACCCCTGCAAGAATACCCAGCACCAGTATCGCTAAAAATATTTGAGGACGCACTTTACCTATCATTTCTTGTTCTTCTCCATCTTAAATACACCTAGCTTCTTTCCAAAGGTTGCCCACTCGTTAACTGTTACTCCACCTGCAATCATCTTGATGCCGTAATCAGCCACAGCCCTGCGTTCCTGTGCTGTATCCAAGTTAGCCACCATCCTGAGAGCCAAGTCTAGTAGTGCCTTCTTATCCGCTGGCAAAAACTTCATCAATAGACTTAACATCATTCCTCCTATCTCGTTATATCAACATTTTCATAGACAACATCGGCTGGTGTGCGCCTACGTCTGTCTGGCTGTATGGTTATAACATCTCTATCGGCATCGTATTTAGTTCCCATGATATAAAACGTGCGTACATCATCCAAGGCTATCGGCGCAGATGCAGGTACTAAGTCTTGGATACGCAGTACCTCTCCGGCTCTAATCATATACTTTGGCACTTCCTCAAGCCTACCACCAGATTGGGCTGTTACACGATAGACCCTGCCAGAGATTTCAAAGCCCTGCCGTTGCCTTGGCAGACTTTGCTCTGCTGCATACATCGTGGCTGCATCTTCTAATGGGGCTGATGGTGAACTTGTAGGTAGTTTGAATTTCACTTCCCTCCGTGGATATAGCAATAGGCTCGCTGCGTTATCCACGGCAGTACCCAACGTTGAACCCTGTACTGGTATAACTGAGTTACGCAAATCTAATACAGATTGTGTAAGACGCAGGTTAGTAAAAGACTCAAGCCAAACGTGCCAATCTATATCTGTAACAGTTCGTTTGAATAGATACGGCACTCTGTTATCCCAGATAGCAAAGAACCATACCGAATGGTCTGATGCTGATAGCTTCACCAAGTCGTTAATGCGAGCTTGAGGATATTCTTTAACAGATAAATCTATTCCTGCCAAATCAACGTCTGCTTCCTCTAGATTAGTTTGGTCGCTGTTAATGTCTGGACATTCCTCTGTCAGCATTTCTGCCACAATCTCGTGCATAAAATGGTTACTACCAGCAGACCAATCCGTATTGCCAGCTGAGGTATAGAACTGGTCAGCGCACGCGCTCCAGTACCCTAGACAAGTTACGGCAATGTGATGAACTGTCGCATCTACCAATATCTGAATGTCCATGATGCGACCTTCCCATACAAGTATCTGCTCATCATAGACAGTAACCCGATAGAAATGGTAACCCCTCTTACCCTCTCGTGACAGCCAACCCCATGCCTCCTCAATAGACATACTAATATTAAATGTGCAGGTCTTGAATCCCCCATTAAGGGCTGTCTCAAACATTAGATTACTGACCCTGTCTGTGACATCTACTAGCGTTGTAGGCGATGCAAGATTATCGTCATGGACTCGTACCTCTAAACCCATTATGCTCCCATCACCTGTAGGAATCTGGGTCTATATCTCACCCTCACAGTGAAGGTATCCCCCTTCGTCAGCGTAGAAGTACCTTTAGCCAAGAAATATATCCTTGTGCCATTTGGATGCGCTTCTGGGCTTCTGCCTAGCTGACCCGATGGGAAGGATTCAACCACATCAGACGAACTAACGAGATACAATCCCTTTGCTGGACTCATAGAATCTAGAAGTACATAATCCGTATCATTCCCTTTGGTCGTGTAGTTGCTTCCTCTATCAGTAGGCATAAGATGAATAAAATCTATGTACCAAGCAACTGTCTGCCCTGCATCATTTTCGAGATAGGATGCCGCTGATGGAGTTTCATCCCATCCACAATATATACTCAGCGTGAATGTTCCATCTGTCATGTTATCGGGTGTGCTAATAGGTGGAATTCTAACTGTGCCTAAATCTAGAATCTCACGATTGGACTCAGCACCTGTGGCAATTGCTTGGGCTGGCATCTCAACAAAACTTGCAGTAGCAGGAGTGGTCAGGTGTAACAGGCTAACATCTCCATACGTCCAACCCATACCGAACGCCCACTGTGCTGCATTGTGTGCATTAGAACCACCTGACACCCCGACCTTTACCGCAACAAGACATCTATATGTTCCCTTGGGTATCGTAGCCATAGCATAATCCAACCGATAGTATGCAGTTAATGTCCCACCAAGGGCTGACGCTCCGCTTCCGGGTCTTTCTGAACTAACCTTCCTAGCCGAACCATCACTATGGGATGAATCGCTTTCTGTGCCGTTATTAACGTGCGTGTATCCTGATACACCAACTGTTGTTACGTTCGTGGTACTTGCTTCACCTTCAAGATACAAATCATCATATTGCTGGCCAGCGTGTTTCGCACCTGCCCAGAACTCATCATGGTCTTGCCCTTCTTGTATACGCACCTGTAACTCAGCTGGCATATCTCCGGGAATATCCTCAATATCTATATAGTTACTTGTAGCCTGAGAATCATCTGCCTGATGGTTAGCAATGCTCGCACTACTAACCCATGCTGTCGGTACAGCAGAAGCCAGCACAGCAATCACATTATCTATGTACACCACCCCAGTTGCATCGGCTGCTGTAGCCTCAAGGCGTAGCCTTAGAGTTACCTGAGTAACGCTTCCAGGAACAGTATTATTATTGGCGGTCAGCTTGACGAATGAACTGGCATTGACAGTTGTGGTAGCCACCTCAACGTCCGTGCCAGTGTTGTAGTCCAACTCCATAACAACCTTTGCATTAGACAGGGCATCCACTCTAACCCAGCATTGGAACGACCAGACCTCTCCAGCATCTACATCGGCAAGAACTTGGTTGCGTTCTATAACCTGACCGCTACCACCTGAATCGGTCATGGTTAATTTTAGGGAAGCAAGCCCATCTTTCTTGACGGATGTATCTCTTGCGGTAGTTCCTGTTGCTGTCTTGCTTTCAGTCCAATCAGCAAGTGCAGTACCAGCTAATTCAAATCCTGCGTCCAGTACAAAGTTCTGGATAGTTTCTTCTGCGCCATAGGCAAACGGCTCGCAGAGTAGATTTAAGACTCCAACTGCCTTAGTATTAACCCTATGCGTAACTGCAAACTCATCCCCGATAGTCAGTAGGCCATCCAAGACATGAAAGTCCACTTGGTTCGTGGCGTTCTCCCACTTCCTACGCAAGATAACCTGAGAACCCAACCCTGATATTGCATACTCCGATGCCCTTTCTAGCAGGTTGTTGATAGCGTTGATGTTAGCAATAAGATTGTCTTGCGATGTTCCGCTAATCAGCACAGTAACAGTCACTGTGCGATTGTTATATACACGATTGGTTACATCGCTTCC